CAAAATTGGAAACAATTATTCTACACGATCTAATAGATGAGCATATTGCTTACACTTAAGTTCGAAAGTTTTAGATATTCTTCGAAAAGAACGTCTTAGAATCCGTCTATCATTATAAGATAATGATCCGTATTCTTCCACGTTTAAATCACGAAGATATTTGATAGATTCAGCTACATTTGGAGCATCATGCTTTGGCATCTCAAGATTATAATAATCATCAACAGTAAGACTTAAATCAAGTCATGCTGTGGGAGTTAACCATGCAAGTGCGCTATGATAAAACGCACGTTCACCGAATTTACGAACATAAATATTTCATCTAAGATAATAATTATCTTCCAAATTCGTTTTTGCAATAGCTAAATTAGTTCGATATTTGATGACACACATTGCTAATAAAGCAAGCTGCATCATATACTCGCAACTAGCCTTTGAGAGATCAAAGGAATCAGTAAGTCATCTTATCCCGTTATTCAACGCGACGTGATGATTACGATTCACTAATCCTCTAGGGCCAAATAAGCTAAAAAGAACAAAGGAAAGATCTTTCTTAATACTAGGAAAGTTTCTTTCTAAAACTTCAAGAGATTCATCAATATAATGAATTCTAGTGGCAACCATTTCGCTTAAGACCATAGGAATGGTCAATCTATCTCTACAAACGTTCAGGATTAAACCCGGACCGATTGGAGATCAAGAAAGACCATCTGTAGATACAACCTTCTTAGCAAATTCTAAATAAGTTTTACTTATTATAGATTTACTCAAAGATATACCTACACCTAGTTGATTCATAAAATCTAAATATTTAGTTTTATGACTATCGGTTACAACAACATCATCACCTAAAACAGCATAAAGCTGTGAAGGGGATGCTGCATTAACAATCATATGATGTGTTAAAGCAAGCATCGCTCATGATGAGTAGCAACCCATAGGTTGGCCAACAGCATATCTGATACCATCAAAATCAATAGAGATTAATGAGGCTCAAAGTTTAGCATACTCCTTTGAAGTAAAAATAGATAATATTTCCTTTTGAAGTTCAAGCGGTAACCGATCAGTTGCCGCACTGAGATCAAAAGAATAATAATTATCAATCTTATCCTTTTGTTTTATTAAGTTATTAATTGGAGACATTTGGTCAAAAGTACCATCTGTTTTCAATGTTTTGAGCAAATCAAATATAGAATAATGAAGCGGCGCAAGTGCGATTTGGATTCAGTAATTTGTTAAAGCAATAACTCTAGATTTTCCAGATACATTATAAACAACAGATAGTCTACCAAAAATTGGTTTTCTATATTTGTTTTTATAATTTAAAGAGTATCTAGAACATAGTCATAGATCGAATTTATGACATGTCAATTCTAATATATAGAATGGAAAACCTAAGATTAAAAGCAATACAAATCCTGAACAGATCGTATATGCCTTATTTAAGATTAAAAATCTTATATAAGTAAGAGTATATTTATAATCTGAATAGAATGCAAAAGCATCTAGTACAGAATTATATCAAGCTCTATCCGCATTTGGTGAACTGCTTTCCATCACAAGGCCCTTAATAGGACCAATGTGTAGTTTGAATTTTACCAAATTCTTTATTATTAAACTACTATGAAGTAACAAACTCTTCTTAGCTTCTAAAAGAAGTTTAAGAGGTAAAGTTTTAACTTTACCATTAAAGGGAGAAATGATAGTATCGTAAGATACTTCAGGTCATCATTTAATGAGTCTATGAACACATAGTATGGTTTGTGTAAGAACGAATAATTTCCTATCCTCAAGGTAGATATTTCTAAGCTTAGGAGGAAGCAATTTTGGTCTCATATTAGTGTCACGAGAAATACGAACTTTTGGTTCGTAATTCCCATTCACTAATAAAGAATTATTAAGAGTATAGACTTCTTTTAGATAAGTAAAAACTTGTCTTAAATTACGTCTTTTACCTTGATTAAGGTAAAACTTTATAATCCTTTCTATTAGAAGATGTATATATGATATATTGTTATCAAACAACTTCGTAGTAAAACGGAAATACATACTAAGATCTTTCTTAGTACGAATTTTCGGATCACCTTTACCCGATATATTACGGTCA